GGTGTTATCAAATATGGCCCATACTTGGTCTACGCTGGTGCTAAGTTTGAATCAGAAGTTAATAGTTTTGATGAGATAAACTATCAAACGCAGATTATTGGTGATGACTCAAATCCACCATGTACAGAGATTGGTGCAAGTAGAAACTATGCGCGCCCATTCACAGATCAATTTTACTATATTAATGGTGATGAAACAGGAGATACCTTTAGTACAGTTTACAGTTACACAGATCCTATCGTTCAATATTGGAAATATGAGAGCGATTGGATGGCTACTACTTGGTTTAACCAGTTAGGCATTGGCAATCCAGCGCCACCAACTCAAGCCAAAGGTATTGAGGCTTTTGATGTAGTCTTCTATAATGGAGCTACACAACTTAGTACTAGTACAGTACCTAACATCGTCTCTTATGGTGGTGGTCCTAACATTGCAATTGGCGATGGTACTGCACCTGACGGGCCATACTCTACAATCACAGTAGCTAGTGGTCCTGGTAATATTCTAACAGGCGCTAAACCAATTAATTGGACTCACTACTATATTGTACCACTTGCATACACACCATGTCCTGAAGGGCAACAACAATTGAATGTGACGTCATTCCCAGTGGCTCAACCAATTAGAGTCAACAAGAAAGAGCCTCAATGTAACGACTTCAATCCAACTGAAGTTAGTTGGATCAACTCTGATGGTTACTTAGACACCTTTACATTTACTAAGAGATGGGAAAGAACGATCAACCAAAACAATAATACATACCTTAAAGAGTACGCAGACTATGCTAGTACTAGTTATGATGTAAACTCATACGACGCAGGGTCAACTGTATACAGCCAATCTATGAAACAGATTTACACTATACAGTCTGATTTTGTTAATGATGAAGAAGCATATTTACTACGTTCAATGTTTAGATCACCACAAGTAAGAGTAGAATTATCACCTAATAGATGGTATGCTGCTAAACTGATTAACACAAGTTACGTAGGAAAAACACATAGAAAAGACAAACTATTCCAGTACACAATTCAATTTGAAATCCCTGGAATTGCATTTAACATGAGAGGCTAATGGTACAACTAAAAGTATACAAAGACGAGGCAGCGGTTACAGATACAACTTATGCCAATCAGTGGTTCTTAGATCTATATGAGACTGAACCTATCAAACTCAACTTAAGTGTTGAAGACATCACCAATGCAGATGCGCAGAGTGTTTACTCACGTACATTCAAAGTGCCTGCTACAAGACACAACGAGGAGTTCTTTCAGAACGCATACGAAGTCGATGGTGTAGACTTTGACATTACAGTTAAAAAACCTGCGACTATCCTAGTTGATGGTGCTGAGTTTAAACAGGGACACATCAGACTACAAAAGATTTTTGTCAACAGAGACAAGAATACTATCGAATATGAGCTACTCTTCTTAGGTGAGACTAGAGACTTTGCATCTCGTCTTGGTGAGAAGAGAATGTGTGAGTTGGTTTTTAGAGACAGTCAAGGCAATCTAGACATGATGCCAGCTGGTGCTACTTTTAGTAAAGCTGAAATAGCTCAAAGTTGGCAAGCATATCCTGAAGGTGGTCTGAATGATGGCCTCTACAATGGCGACATCCTATTTCCACTCGTAGATCACGGTAATACTTATGACGATAATGGTGTACCTGATCAATATGTAGTTGGTTTTGGTGACTCTGCTGGTAAACATTTCAACCATCAACCAGGTCTTAGTACTAATCAGTTTAAACCAATGTTTAGAGCTAAGCGTATTTTTGATCAAATCTTTGAAGATGCTGGCTATGAGTATGAGAGTGATTTCCTATCTAGTCAAAAGTTTAGAAAGATTTACGTATCAGCATTTGGTAACGAGGCTACGCCTTCTATAGAACCCGATACAGTCAATGAATTTACTGGTTGGTGTTCAGATACAGACGAACAAGGTATTGCTCAAAAGCTCTTAATCAACGATGCTGAGAATGACCCATCTAACTCATTCAATACTGTAAATTCTTGGACCGAATACACAGCTGGTGCTAACACTATTTACACTAGTGGTATTGTCCACCAAATGTATGCTGAATGTTTTTATGATGGTTACTTTGAAACTAGTGATTACAATCAAACACCAGTCGATGGTCGTTTAGTCTTAAGAAGAAATGGTACAGTAGTAGCCACTGGTTCTTGGGGTAATAACACTACCTTAACACTAAGTTATACTACTAATGCAACACACGGTGATGAAACACAAGGTGATACGTTTACACTAGAAGTAGAACCATATTATGGCACAGACTATGACTTGGTTGAGAACTGTTACTGGGAAGTCTCTAAATCGCCTGGTTCAACCTACTTACCAAAGATGTTTGATTGTGAATACAAACAAGTAGACTTCATCAAAGACATCCTAACAGCTTTTAGATTGGTAATGGAACCAGATCCAAATAACAAGTTGAAGTTCTTGATTGAGCCTTGGCAAGAATACATTGGCTCTGGCGATCTACACGATTGGTCTAAAAAGTTGGTCGAAGACAAAGATCAAGTCCTAGAGCCACTTTTCAATACTCAAAGTAGAGACATTGATTTTGATTTCCAAGAAGATGAAGACTATGCTAATAAATTCCACTATGATAACTATAAACAAGTCTATGGCCACTTAGAGTTTACAAGTAACAATGACTTGCTTAAAGGCACTCGTAAAGTAGAGTTTATTGGTTTAGCGCCAACTGTAATGTTACAACCAGAGGCTAAGAATGCTGATGAATCTCAGTTTATCATTCCACAATTACACATACACGAGGCTGAAGATGGTCAAGTCTATCACTCGCCAATCAAACCAAAAACCAGACTACTATTTTACAATGGTATAAACCCAATTGGTCCAGACGTAGACACATGGTACCTCGATAGCACTGGTTATACTTCATATCCACAAGTTAGTCCATACGAATCATTCCCATTCTTAGACACAAGTGGTAGTACAACACCACTACTAGATCCTAACTTAAATTTAAGTTGGTCTAACGACATTAAATACTTTACACCAGTAACAGAAACTGGCGTACCTGCTGGTCTTGGTTACAATGACTTAAACGGTTACACTCTTTATGATGCATATTGGAATCGTTACATTTCATCACTCTACAATAAATACAGTAGACGCCTAACAGCCTACTTTATTTTAGATAACACAGATCTACAATACTTATCATTCGATGACATTATTTTTGTTAATGGTAAATATTGGAGACCTGAAAAGATTATTGATGCTCAAATTGGTAGAAAAACTGCAGTTAAGTGTCAATTGATCACACTCAAAGACTACAGACCTGGGTATACTGAAGAATCGTTAGATAATTTTAGTGTAACATCAGTTCCACAACTATGTGCTGGTTCATGTGATGGTATTATTACTGTAACTACTAATGGTACACCTCCATTTACATGGGATTTAGGTAATGGCCAAACTGGTACACATGTCGCACCAGTCGGCCAAGCACCATATCAATTTGATATTGAGAATGTGTGTCCAGGTATCTACACTGTCCAAGTCGAAGACTCAGTTGGTAGAACTGGTAGTGGTGGTGTTACTATTGCTGCGAGTACTGCTTCACCAATTAATGTTAGTCATATTGTAACAAATCCAACTGATTGTGAAACACCTTGTAATGGTAGCATCCAAGTTGTAGCTGGCGGTGGTACTTCACCATTGACAATTGAATGGGACGATGATCCAACTACCAACTTTATTAGAACTGGTCTATGTCCAGGTTCATACACATACATGGTAACTGATGCTAATGGTTGTCAAATGGGTGCATCTGTACTCTTAACTTGTGATACATTGCCTACTCGTTATGAGTTACGCAAATTCCCTGATCAAAGTTGTGCATCACTTGGTACTACACCATACGTAGTAGAGACTACTGGAACCTTAAATGTTGGTGATGTTTATGGTTTGGCTACACTTAGAAGTGGTTCAATACCTGGTTGTTTCCAAGTTATTGGTACTACTGGATTAGAACCTACGTTTATTTTAGATGTTGCTTACCCTAATTGTGAAGCGTGTCAAAATAGTCAAACAACTCCAACGCCTACGCCTACTGCAACACCTACAGCGACTCCAACGCCGACACCAACACCAACTCCTGGTTTACAAACAGTGTATAAAGTTGAGCAAATTACTACTGATGACTGTGGTACAGATCCTAATACTTTCTACTACATTCCTTATGATGCTACAATTACAAACTTCGGTCCATGGATTATAGCGCCAACTGGTACTACACGTACTGAGTTTGGTTGTTGGTATATTACACAATCTGTTATTAACCAAACACCAACACATAGTTTAGTTTACTCACCACCAGATTGTGCAGGTTGTCCTAAACCAGAGTAATTCAAAACCATAAATAATTATATTTAACAGTATGGCGCAAGAAGTTAAAATAACGTTTACCATTGATGGTATTGAGAAGCAGGTCTCATCTGTAGAAGAGTTACAAGATGCACTCAAAGGGGTAGATAAGCAAGCAAAGAAAACTGAGAAGTCAGTCGAAGGTGTTTCTGATGCTACCAAAGATCTTGGTAAATCTGCACAAGAAGCTGGTGAAGCTGGTGAAGGTGCTATCACAGTAATGGATGAAGCCACTGGTGGTTTAGCATCCAGAGTTAAGAATGTGATCACTGGTTTAGGCAAAATGGGTAAACAAGCCATTACTGCCTTTAAAGGTGCAGTCCAAGGTGCCAATGCAATGGGTAAAGCACTCATCGCTACTGGTATTGGTGCAATTGTAGTGGCTTTAGGTCTCATCGTTGCATATTGGGATGACATCAAAGGTGCTATCAGTGGTGTTAGCTCAGATCAGAAAAAGTTATTAGCAGATACACAAGCAGAGGCTGCTGCAAGACAACAAACACTAGACGCCACATCTGCACAAGAAAATAGTCTTAAATTACAAGGTAAATCAGAACGTGAAATACGTGATCTGAAGATACAACAGACTAACGAGGTTATTGCTGCTACAGAACAAGTATTAGAGCAGCAGAAACAGCAAGCCAAAGCTCAGGAAGAGGCGATGATGAGAAACAGAACCATCGCTCAAAACGTGATTCGTTTCTTGACCGCACCAATTACTATGCTTTTAGCAACAGTAGATGCAATGACTGCAGCTGTCTCTAAAATTCCTGGTATTGACATTGCAACCAATCTTGAAGAAGGTTTCTCTGGTGGTTTAGCTAACATGCTATTCGATCCAGAAGAGACTGCACAACAAGGAGCAGAGACTATTGCAGAAACTGAAAAGCAATTAGCAGCACTTAAAAACCAAAGAGATGGTTACATACTACAAAATCAAGAGGCTGATAACAAAGCTAGAGAAGACAAGCTAGCAGCAGACAAAGCTGCAGCTGATGAGGCTGCTGCATACGAAGCTCAGAAAGCACAAGAATTAGCAGACCTAAAGAAACAGATTAGAGATGCTGAAGCTAACACAGAAGCTGAGCAGAGAGCTAAGGCATTAGAGGATCTTGATCTTTACTATGCTGAATTGATTGCCAAAGCTCAAGAAAATGGCATTGCTACTGATGAGTTAGAAGCCAGTCGTCTTGAAGCAATGAATGAGCTCAAAGACAAGTACGCAAAAGAAGATCAAGATAGGATAGATGCTGCCAAGCAAGCAGCTAAAGACAAAGCTGACTACGAGAAGATGTTAGAACAGTCAGTTGCTGACACTAAAATGGGTGTTGCCACTGCTGCCTTTGATACTATTGCTGGTATTGCTGGTGAAGCCTCAGTTTTAGGAAAAGCTAGCGCTGTAGCTTCTGCTACGATGAATACATATCAAGCAGCTACTAATGCTCTTGCTAACACACCAGCTCCACCTCCATTCCCACAGATTGCAGCAGGTGTAGCGATTGCATCAGGTTTGATGAATGTTAAGAAGATCTTGAGTACTCAAACGCCAGGTGGTGGCGGTGGAGGCGGTGGTTCAGTACCAACTGCTCCTACTATGCCAGCTTTACCTGCATTTGATCCAACTGCAGCTCTAGCATCTGCAGCGGGTAATCAAGTAGCTGGTGAAACCATTACTCTAGGTCAACAAAGTGGTGCATCTAGCGCTAATGTAATACGTGCATATGTTGTTTCAGATGAAATGACTAGCCAACAAGAAGCTGATAAGAAAATAAACGACTTAGCTCGATTGTAATATGAATAAAATTGTAGAATTACTAATAGATTGGGACAACCTAGAGTTTGATGACTTAGGTGTAGATATTATGTCCTTAGTAGATAGACCTGCTATCGGTATATCTTGGCAAAAGTTTGCAGCTCAACAGTTTGTAGAGCCTCAAGCTGGTGAATCAAAAGACGACTATGTTAGCAGATGTATTCCTGTCCTTATCGACGAGGGCTATGATCAAGAACAAGCAGCAGCCATTTGCTACAATTCATTTGGTGTTGATACAGGCAACCTACAACCATACACTGATCAAGACGAAGAGATTAAGAAAAAGATCATCGAGATGTGTGAATCAGAAGATTTCGGTGAATGGTACGATATGGAAAAGGTAATTATCATCAAAGAGTCACAAGAAGCCTTTACTACTATTGGTGAATACGCAAGAGGTATTATTGGCTTAGATATTCTTGGTAAAAGAGATCTACCTAATGTAAATCAAGAGGCAGAGACTAAGTATCGCTACTCTGGACCTCCAGCTGAGCGTAATTTCTGTAGAGCGATGCAAAGAATGAATAAATTGTATACTCGTGAAGAAATTGATGAAATGTCTGCTACCATTAACACAGGTTTTAGACATAATGGCCAACCCTACTCTATCTTTGATTTTAAAGGCGGAGTTAATTGTAAGCATTATTGGACAAAGTTACGAGTGTTTAAAGGCACAGATGGAAGAGCTGTTATGATTGATCAAGGTCCAGCTAGTGGTCGTGCAGGCCAAGACGCTGGTCCATCAAATGATTTTTGGAGATTCTCTGCTGACGACGATAGAATGATCGTCACAGGGCCCGCCATGATTCCATTTCAAATGATACCACGTAAAGATGCATTAGGTAATCTATTCCATGTCTACTTTACCGAAGATACTATTAACAAAATTGCAATGAAGTTCTTAGAAGAGAACAAGCAACATAACACAGATATTAATCATGACGATAAAATTAGTAATGAAAATACTCTCCTTGAGTCTTGGATTGTTAACGATCCCGAGATGGACAAGTCTACTGCCCTTGGTTTCGATGTACCAAAAGGTACGTGGATGGTTAGCTACAAGATAAATAATAAAGAGACTTGGCAAAAGATTAAAAATGGCGAACTCAACGGTTTCTCAATAACGGGTAACTTTATTGAAAAAGCTAAATAATGGACACAGTCAAAGACTCAATCGCAAACGTAACTACTATCGCTGGCGCAGCCTCAGCTATGATACAATGGAATGAAGTCCTAACCTTCTTCTTAATAGCAACAGGTATCATTCTAAACATACAACGAATTATTGCTCAGCGAAGGCGAGAAAACCAAGATAAATAACTTTTGTCATATTTGACACTTTTTATATTTAACTATGTCTGGCTAGCCCAGATTAACTAAAACAAAACCTTTAATTATGAATGTAAATGATGTAATTACTAAGCTTCGCATTATGTTAGGAGCTGAAGAAGAGGTTGTTGAGACTGTAACTGAGACTATGGCAGAAGCTACATTAGTTGATGGTACAGTAGTATTCACTGAAGGTGAATTGGCGCCAGGAGCTGTACTCTACGTAAAAGTAGACGAAGGTGAGGCACCATTTGCACCAGAAGGTATGCACGAAACGACTGATGGTTTGTTGGTTACAGTAGGTGAGAATGGTGAAATCGCTTCTATCGAAGAAAAGGCAACTGAAGAAGTAGTTGCTGAAGAAAAGGTAGAAGAAGTAGAGATGGAAGAAGAAGAGCCTAAAGCTGAGGTCGAAATCGACATGGACGCTAAAGAGCTTATCGAAGCTATCGCTGGTATGATTCAACCACAAGCTGAAGTAATCGAAGAACTTAAAGAAGAGATTGCTACTCTAAAAGCAAAATTTGCGGATTTCGCAGATGAACCAGGAGGTGACCCTGTTCGTAACACCTTTTCAGAACAAAGAGCGGACAAACTAACCAAAGCCGAAGCGAGATTAAGCAATTTGATCGCTATCCGTAAAGGCAAATAATTAAATTAAAAATAAAAACTTAAATTATGGCATTTGATTTAACTGCATTAAGTACTTATACGGACGAGCTTTCATTAGAATTGATCGCTAAAGCCGTATTGACTACTGACCTGATGGAAGAGATCGACGTAAGATCTGGTCTTTCTGCTGGTACTGTAGCTATCAACCTTATGGACGGTGACTTAAACGTTGCTGATTTAGCATGTGGTTGGAACCCAAGCGGTGATGTAAACTTCTCACAAGTTGATATTACTATCCGTGATAAACAAGTAAAAATGGAATTATGTCCAGAAGACCTTCGTCAGTACTGGATTAGCCAAAGAATGGCTGCTTCTGCTCACGCTGAAGAAGTTCCTTTTGCTGAAACTATTGCTTCTTACTACGTTGAGAGAGTTAAGAAGTACAACGAGACATTCTTGATCTCTGGTGATGGTACTGCTAACGGTATCAAACAACAAGTAACTACAGCTAACGGTGCTAACCTACAAGGTGGTACTCCAGCTGCATGGACTGCTACTAACGCACTAGAGCAAGCATTGGATCTTTACGATGCAATCGGTGAAGAAGTAAAAGACAGAGATGATTTGATCATGATCGTTGCTCCTGCTGCTTACCGTGCATTGACAAGAGCACTTGTTGCTGCTAACTTGTACCACTACAATGACGTAACTGGTAACGAGATTGTTGAACTTCCAGGTACAAACATCAAAGTTGTGAAATCAGCTGGTTTGGTTGGTTCTGACTACGCATGTGCTGGTCCTGCTGGATTCATCGTTGCTGGTACTGGTTTGGAAGACGATATGTCTAACATGCAATTCTATTTCGACAAAGGTGAGGACGTTGTTAAGTTCATCGCTAAATGGCGATTAGGGGTGGCAGTTCACCAAGTAAACGTATTCGCTACTAACGGTTTAGCGTAATTAATATAACTCAAGGCTAGGGCTTCGGCCCTAGCTTTATTAAAAAAATCACATAAATTATGGCATGTTCAAATTTAACAGCTGGTCTAACTTTAGATTGTAACGACTCTAATGGTGGTATCGATAAAATCTTTATCGCTAATGGTCCTGTTCAGTCTATCACTGAGACTGCTGGTTTAGTTTCTGCTATCACAGTTGGTGGTAGTGCATTGACGCCAAGTGATTTCTTCGAGTTTGAAGTACCTAGACAAACGTCTAGTTTTACTGAAACTATTACTGCTAGCCAAGAGAATGGTACTGTTACTTATGACCAACAGTTGACTATGATCTTCAATAAGCTTGATGCTGATAAGAGAAACCAAATTTTATTGATGGGTGAAGCTACCAACATGGTAGTTGTATTCAAAGATAACAACGGTCAATACTTCTCAGTAGGTTTAGAAAGAGGCGCATACATGGTTTCAGGTACATCAACTTCTGGTGTTGCATACGCTGATCGTAACGGTTACGAAATCGTTATCGGTGGTATGGAAGCAGCTCCAGCATATGAAGTTACTGGCTCTATCGTCGAAGCATAATCGACGCTTACATATATCTAAAGAGGGTAGCGAGAGCTACCCTTTTTTTATGCAAAAAACCAAG